AGATGCGCTACGGCCTGGACATCCTGATGATCGACTACCTGCAGCTGATGGACGGCGAGGGCGGAAACCGCACCGAAGCGGTAAGCAGCATCAGCCGCGGCTGCAAGTTGCTGGCTCGCGAGCTGGGCATCCCGGTCATTCTGCTGAGCCAGCTTTCCCGCAAGTGCGAAGAGCGCCCGAACAAGCGCCCTGTGCAGTCCGACCTTCGCGAATCGGGCGCCATCGAGCAGGACGCCGACGTGATCCTGTTCGTGTACCGGGACGAGGTCTACCACGAAAACAGCGAGTTCAAGGGCGTTGCCGAGATCATCGTCGGCAAGGGCCGTGACATCGAGACCGGCACCGTCCGGGCTGCCTTCCTTGGCCAATACAACCGTTTCGAAACCCTCTCGGCCAGCTGGCAGCCGCCGGTGAAGGCCCCAAGCCAACCCGAGCGGCCGTTGTCGGCCCGCTACGCACGCAAGGAAGTCGCATGACAGCACCCGCTCTTCGCCCGTTCAAGGCCAAAGCGGCTCGCGCCAAGCCCGTCGACAGGGAGGGGCAGGAGCAGGCCGCGCTTATGCAGGAGTTGCAGCTGCGCTACCCGCAGGCCTACAAATTGATCTACCACGTGCCGAATGGCGGGCATCGGGTCAAGGCCGTGGCCGCCAAGCTGAAGGGGCAGGGCGTGAAGGCCGGCGTACCAGACTTGGTGCTGCCGATGGCGCGCGGCGGATATTTCGGCCTTTACATCGAGTTCAAGGCCATGCCGCCCTATGACGCGCCGGTATCGCCCAGCCAGGACGCCTACCTGCAGGCGCTGGCGGGCCAGGGCTACCTGGCCATCGTGTGCCGGGGCAACATCGACGCCGTCGAAGCCATCCGCGCTTATCTGCTGCTGCCCGCGACGGTGGCCGCATGAGTGCGACCCGTGAAGTGAAGCTGAGCGAGGCCGAGGTGCGCCGGCAGGCCGCCGACAAGTCGGTGCGCGATCTGCGCGACCCGCGTCACCCAGGTCTGTACCTGCGTTTCTGGAGCAACCGCGAGCGCGGGACTTGGCACCTGGTGCGCGGCAAGAAGTGGGTGCCGGTCGCCCGCTGGCCTGACCTGAGCGTGGCGGCGGTGATTGCCGAGCTGCCGGCGCTGCGCCAACGCCTGCTGCGCGACCCGGTCACGGCGCCGGTGGTTTCAGGAATGGCCACCGTGGGGCAGCTGCTGGACTGGTACGGTGACCGCATGGCCCGTGACCGCTCGCTGTCAGCGAAGCGCAAGGCTGGCGCCAAGTCCGCCATTGCCCAGCACCTCAAGCCGCGCCTGGATGACCTGGCCTTGGCTGACGTGACTGCGGATGCGCTGGACAAGCACCTGATATGGCCGTGCCAGGCCGAAGTGTCGCTGTCCTACCTGCGGCAGATGTTCGCGCTGCTTCTGACCGCCTTCCGCCAGGCCCTGCAACTGGGCCTGATCGACAGAAATCCCATGGCCGGGATGCGCTTCAACGACTTCACCAAGGCCAAGATCCTGCCCAAGGCAGCCCGCCTGCGTGACGTGCAGTTGCCGGAGCTGATGCAGCAGCTGGCCCAGGCATTCCAGCAGGATCCGGGTGACGCCATGCTGGCCCTGATGATGCTGGCCCACGGCACTCGGATCGGTGAGACCCGCATGGCCCGCTGGAACGAGATCTCCCTAGCGGCGGCCGAGTGGTTCATCCCCGCCGCCAACGCCAAGACCCGCACCGAGCATCGCTTGCCGCTGACCGCCCAGGCGCAGGCGCTGCTGACCCGGTACCGGGCTATCCAGCAGGCCGAGGGCTACGAGGGTGTGTACCTGTTCCCGAATCGCCGTGGCCTGTGCCTGAGCGAGACGCAGGCCAGCAACGTGTTCAAGCGCTTGGGGCAGGGCGAGTGGACCAGCCACGACCTACGCAAGGTATCCCGCAGCACCTGGACCGATCTCGGCATTGACGGCCACATCGGCGAGATGCTGCTGAACCACAAGCTGGGCAAGATTGCCAGCACCTACATCCACACCCAGGCCATGCAGCAGCGCCGCGCCGCGCTTGAGAAGTGGCACGCCTGGCTTGATCGGATCGGCTTTGCAGCCATCCACGGCCTTACCAAGGCCTTATTTGAAATTTCGCAGAGTTCGCCAGAGGCCACAGCAGCCGGGGCGCCGAACGACCTTACCGCATTTGTAATTAGCGAGGATTCGAAATGACTGGAAAGCACTCCGGGCCAGCCATGGCCGACTTGAACATGATGTCTCCAGCGGCCCGCTCGGCGGCAATGCGCGGCGGGATGGAGGGTTGGGGTTTTATCGGCGGGCTGCCTGGGCAGATCTGTTATCAGGAACAGGTTGATTCGACGTCGCGACGGCGCTGCAAATGCGGCTGCGGGCGCCGGGCAACCCATCGGGGAATGGCCAACGGGGTCTGCTTGAAGATGGGGTGCGAGCTGTCGGTGAGGCGCTGGGTAAAGGCGTCCAACGCATGAGGAAGAGACACGGCCCAGCCTTCAAGAAGGCCGTGATCGAACTGGAAGAATGCCCTTTGTGCCGTGGGAGAACGGTCACCAAGGGTGTGTTCTACGAACTGCCATGCGACCACTGCAACGCCTCGGGCTGGGTGGTGGCTGCAGCTGGGGAGGCCTTGGCCCTAGATGAACTAGTGACCCAGCTCAGCATGAGGCTGCAGTCCGCGCGACGGCGGATCGAGCAGTTGAGAAAACCTGAGGCCCGCGGGCCTGAGGCTGGATATCAGGGAAGCAACCGGCGTGGCGCCGGCGGCACCAACTACACCGGGGACTGAAGGATGAACACGAGAAAGCCGCTGCACCGTCCGTTGGGCGATACCGAGTACATGTTGGAACAGTGGGGCTGGTGGCGTATGGATGGGAGGGGCGTTCCCGGCTACACGTCAACGGCCTTCGCATTGATGCGCGATTTGATTCCATCCGCATCAAAGTCTTATTCGATTACCGACGAGCTCGCCATAGCCGTCGACGGCGCTATTGCCAGGCTGTGTCGAAGGGATCAGCAGATGGGAGATATCCTCTGGTTGTATTACGGGGTCAAATGGCCAATGGCTAGGGTCGGAAAATATTATGGATTGAGCGAGGGTAAGACAAGAGAACTTGCTAGAGCCGCAACTGCCTGGGTTGACTGCGTTCTAACAAGTTCTGTAGAGGCTGCATAATTTATTTGCTGAATGGATGGGCAGCCTCTTCGCTGTTCTAAGGTTTAGCAGTCTTTGACTGCAGCGTAAGTTGCTCAACCCTTTGAGAAATCATCAAGTAAACGTTCGTCGAAAACATGCCCACTGCGATGGCTACGAGGGCCAGCGTGTAAAAGTCACTTTGGCTTGAGGTAACGTTGTCTGGGGTTAGGTTGGCTTTCTCGAGATGTGGAGCTAAAAGGGCAACTAGTACTCCGCTTTTGATGCTTATCCAAGAAAATACTCCCATGAGTCCCGATGAAACGATCAGTCCTCCTTTGTGCTCGGGCGTTATATCAGATATTAGAATCCTTGCGGCGGCACCTATAGCTCCAAGGACAAAAGGAACCGTGAGCAATACTAAAGCATTGATTGCTTGGTTAATTGTTTTAAGAGTGTCTTTGTCGATGGAGTAGATTTCGGGGTTTTGAAGTGACAGAAAATAAAAAACAGTGAATACAAATCCCACGGCACTGACGATAGTTAGTCTGTCCATAAAGCTCTTTTTTCGAAGTGCTTCACGAGCTTGGTATTCTTTTCGGTCTAGCTCGTAGAGACGGTTCCGTCTTTCGATCTCCGCAGCGCTAGGGGCCGCCTCCACGGTGCTTTGATGGTTTTCCTCGGTGTCGCCCTTGTCTCTACCAGGGAAGTCGGTGACATTGTCGTCCTGAGTTGGTCCTTTCGTGCTCATATTCGTCCTAAATCATTTCAAGCTAGCGCCTGAGAGGGCGCAGGGTACTGGTGGATACTGAGTTCGGCGTTCGTGCCGCATTATCCGCGGTGGCAGGAATTTCAGAAAGTGCTTTTCCGCGCGGAATAACTCTGTTTTCATGGCAGGGTGCACAGCTGTTACAGCGCGGCACAAAACACAAAGCCCGGCCATTGAGTCGGGCTTTTTCGTTTCTTAGCCCTGGCCTTGTCCGGGCTTTTTCATTTGTGCTCCCCGCAATGGGAGGAACCGAGATGGCCCACATGCCCGAGAAGGATCCCGGCCTTTGGGCCGCAGTGCTTGCCTGGTTGGTCGCGCACCAGCCGCAGCTTTACACCGGTGGAACGGCTGCTGCTGTTGCTATGTGCCGGGTTATCTACGGTGGAGGTGGTCGCCGCAAGGTTATCCTTGAAGGGATCCTGTGCGGTCTGATCGGCACAAGCCTGATGCCGGTGCTCGAGTACTTCTCGCTCCCCACCAACTTGGCAGTGTTTGCAGGCTGCATGGTCGGCTTTATCGGGGTGGAGAAGCTGCGCGAGTACTCCGACCGGTTCATGAGCAAGAAGGTGGAAAGCTGATGGCCAGGCTCAAGACACTCGGCCCTCGCATCAAGGAGAGCGCAGGTTCTCGGGTCAAGATGGTGAGCCGAGGCAGCTGGCGGAGCGGAATGACCAGCTCCCAGCGCGGCTACGACTACAAGTGGCAGAAGGCTCGAGAGCAGTACCTGCGCGACAACCCGCTATGCGTATACTGCGAGCGGAACGGCCGCACAACTGCCGCCAGGGTTGTCGACCACATCGTTGCTCACCGTGGAGACATGATTCTCTTCTGGGATCAGACCAACTGGCAGAGTCTCTGCAAGCTTTGCCACGACTCCGTCAAGCAGGCTGAGGAGGCGGCGGGACTGGGTGACTGATACGTCAGCGGCTGAGACCCAACGCGGCGGGGTAGAGGCACGCCAGTGACGTGCCGCTAAAAGGGTAGGGGGATCAAAAGCTAGGGATTCTCATCGAGCTAGACCGCCTCCGACCCCACGTAGACATTTTTCTCCCCCCTAAAGGTTTTTGTTAATGGTGTTAACAGACAAACAGCGACAGTTTGTTGACGCTAAGGCCCGGGG